TGTTTTGATAACGTCAAGCTGTGCAACAACCTGAGTTTCAAGCTCAGCAATTCTTTGAGTTAATAACTCAACACTGGCTTCTGTGTTGGTTGTTTCAGTAGTTGTTTCTGCAATCACTTCTGTGACTGTCTCCTCGACAGGGGCTGTAACCTCGACAACTGATTCTGCTTGTGTTTCGTTTAAACTCATAGTGTTATTCTCCACATTTAAGGTTGACTGAATATTTGATACACCTAGATTTGATAAATCTGTTAAATTTTCTAAAATATTAGCAATAGAACTTTTGGGCATTACATCTTTAGTAAATATTATACTATCTGGATTAGCTGGTTTGTCAACGAATCCTTTGCCTGAAAAGGTAATATTTCTTAATACTCTTCCAATTTTATAATTATCATGTTCTCCTAATCCGCCATATGCTTTTAAGTGCTTAGTAAGGAATGCTGTAGTAGCATTTCTATCTAAAATTTTATATTCGCCCGTAGACTTATTTAATAATCCATAATCAAAACCCTGGAAGAAACACTCCATGCTAACATATTTCTCCCCAGATTCGATTTCGGTAATTAGTTGGTTGGTTCTGTCAACAAGGTCTTGAGAAGAAAATGCCTTGTAAACCACAGAGCCTGTTAAAATATGAAATTTATCGGGTAAATTTTCTATTGGAGTATTTTCATCAATTAATACTCCGTCGTCTGTAATTGGCCAATTAGATGTTATATGGCCAACTATAATTTTTTCATCATGATTTAAATTTGTTGGTTTATCTTCAGGAGTATTTTTAGCTGCCCAAACTTCATTTTTGTCAAAAATATCATCATTTTTATTCCAATTAGATGTGACTAATATAGATTGAACATAATATAAATCGCTGTCATTTAACGAAGCTAAACTCTTGATGTGCTTAACGCTGTGATTGATTCTGTGAGAGGGCTCAACTACGCAAGCGTAAGATATTGATGCAGAAGCTTTGATTTGTTCTTCCAAACCATCTTTTATTTCTTGTTCAAAAATATGCATGTTATACCTCTATTTTAGTTGTCGGTTAATGAATTATACACCATAGAATAGAAAGAAGATTTAAGTTGTTTAATCTCCTCTACTGTTAAGTCTCTATTTATTTGAGTCTTAATCGGTTTTAGCCAGTTATTATATCCTGAGATAACGGTTATGTGGTCATTTGACTGGATGTTAGCAAACACCTTATTGATGATAGAATCATCTATTGTGCAGTAAGGTTGGAGACTAAATAGTATTTTTGTTTTGACAGTATCCATCTCCTTGGACTCTGCTTTAGATAAACTTCTTAGATTTTTCTTAGTATAAAAATCCAATAAGATTGGGTTGATAATCTCATTGATCTTTTCTTGGGCCTCATTAGCCCAAAGCATTAGACTAGCTCCTGTTTGTGGGGAAAACTTTTTGGTTTGTCTAGTACTAGAATCTTTACTTAGCTTTGGTCTTCCTTGACCTGGTATTCCTGGCAATGATTCTGGCGAATCATTTGCCAACTTCGTTGAGGGACCAGCCTGAGGAGTCTTTTGCTCCACAGCTGTTTTTTCTCCGCTCTTCTTTTTCTCTAGTTCAAGACCTACCTGACTAGGAGTTACAATTCCTGTTTGTAAAGCAATCTTCTTAAGAGCATTTTCAACTTGTGGATCATTCCATGGTCCTGCTTTTGGAACCATTCTATTAGAGTCTCTTTCTCTAGATTCTCTATTAAGTCTACTCTTCTCCATGTCTGGATCAATGCCAAACTTGACTTGTAATAACTCATCGCTAATAAGATTTCTATCTGCTAGTTGAATCAATAAGGCTTTTTCAGAATCTTCATTACTAAGATCCATACGATCAAATTCGATTCTAGCACCATACTTAAATCCCATAGCCTTTTGAACTAGCTCTATTTCTTTTTCCCAGAAAGAAATCAACATATCTCTTCCATACTGAAGTCTTTGAGTTAATGTCTTCAAAGAGATGAAGTTATTAGTTGTTCCGGCTGCTCCAAAGGTTCCGGTTAGTGTGGGAGGGATACCAAGACCAGCATATACATTATTCATATGCGGAATATATTTACCTTCTCCCAAAAATTGATGAACGCTTGTTTTGGATTCTAGTAATTCAATGTCTGGACCCCAGACCAGATCCATGGTTCCTCCACCAACATTATTTCCTAAAATTTGTGCTAGTTTAGCCGTTGCTGCTTTTGTTGGAGCAATTTTATGTTCTAAACTACCTAGCTTAAAAATACGAATATTAGATATGGCTCCATCAAGAGCCGCCATATCAGCTAGTTTTAGTTTTTCTATAACTGTGATATCGTCCATAATGGAATATACCATAGGATAAGCCCAGCTCTGCCAATCATCTTTCTTGTAATGAAATACAAGTGTCTTATCTGGATCTAATGGGTATGGTTTTTTCGTTTTTGCTGCTTCAAGAATCTGAGAGGGTAATTGACTAATAATAGACTGTTCAGCACTATTTTGTGGACTGTTAATAATTTTTCTAAGCATAGCAGGTAGTGTTAATTCGTATCTTTTATCTGTTACGAATGAAGACAAAGCTCCTGCTGAAACATCAACAAATGCTGGATCTATAAAAGTATATCTCCAAGGAATTTCTCTTTTCTCTATCGGAGTATTGTCTAGATCTGTGACTTGAAGATCAGCAGTAGCTGTAGCCCTATAAAGCTGTTCTGAAACCTTAAGGCTTAACTTACCTGTTTGTCTATGTAGAACAACATTTCCCGTTCTATAAAGATTGTTGAGAAATCTTTCGCTTCTTTCTTTACCTCTTATCTTTTTAAACCATTGCCTGTAAAATCTTTCCATTCTTTTATTTTTATGAGTTAATCTGATTCCTTGAGAAGCGAAGTCTCCCATGAGATCAATAACGTTTTTAACTAATCCTACTTTTTGATAAACCTCATCAGCTCTGCGTATAATATCCTTAATTCTCTTAGGTACCGCTTCGTCCGGACGGAAATAATCGTAATCAGATCTAGTTAATCCTGGTCTTCCTCCGGTAGCCCCATCAAGATTACCATAATCTACTCTGTAAAATCTACCAGCCTCTGCTCTTTGAACTAATGTAAATTCATCAAGAGACTGAGAGGAGGTTTTTAGGGCTTCTTGTTTACTGGCTAAATCATCTCCCCATGTGACATATGCTTGTTCGTCTCTGGGTTGGGCATCTTGAATAATCTTGTTCTGTGGTTGTTTTTTAGCCATAATGTTTGATAATTATATTGTAATGGGATTGTATTAGCATTATACTTACTAAATACACTATTGTCTGTAAATTCCTGTATATATATCATCATTAGCTGCGTCAGTAAACCAAGATGGACCTTTATAAAGTTGACCATTATTTTTTACAACATCTCTAAGGTTGCTTCCTATTACTTCGTATTCTACTGGCTGTAAAGATCTTTTAATTTGTCTAGCTAACATATTTGCTATAATTAAAGAGCTGTAACGGTCTTTTCTTAATCTTCCTTTTTTCCCTTGTTGTAGCTTAACTTCCGGAGTATCCCATCTGTCTCTGGAATTAGGGCCATTGCTAGTTTGTGTCATAACAATTGTAGTTAGTTCGTTTTTGAGTTCTTCTATCTCCAAAATACATTCACTTAAACTATCATAGATAGGATTTAAATCACTATCCATAATATCTTTTCCTTCTTTCTCTATCGCTAATCCAAGAGTCAAAGCATCAAATCTAGGAAATAATAATGATTTATCTTCTAGATCTTTTCGTAATCCGTGATTAGCTTGTGCTGTCCATTCTGCTTTAGCGAATTGAATTAATTCTATAAGATGCAAACCCGGCTGATCATCAGTATCTCTAGCTTTTTCTGGATCTATAATTGGCCATATCACAGTTTCTCCCTGTTCAAGTTTAGATGGGTCATGCAGAGCTTCTTCAATAGCTACGCCGCCTCCTTGAGCATCCATACCTATCCTAGCGCATGGAAATATTTTCATCAGATTTCTAATCTTTCTAGCACAGAAGCCATAGAAGTCATGTTCTGTTACTAATCCTGTTTTTTGTCTATCTTTAAAGTTGCTTCTATTGGTTGTCCAACAGTATACTATTCTACTGTGGTCCGGATGTAGTTCTAGTATAACGATACTGAAGTTATCTTGCTCGCTAGCTGGATCGATACCATATATGTACTGAAGATCAGGTTTTCCTGTAATAGCAGCATCAAAAAATACTGGTTTGTTATTGATTAATATTGGTTTAACATCTGAAGTAACACATCCCTCAATCAAACTTCTTTTAAAGAAGCCTTCGCTGTCACTAACAAAACAGGCAGCGTATTCCATATTATATATTCCACTATGGATAGTGGCTTTGGCTCTTGATACTTGTTTATCGTCCATGAAACCTTTTGGAACCATTTCGTAAGGAATACGAATAATACTATAGTCTTTCCAATTAAAACTATCTGGAACTTCACCTTTAAACATCTCTTCTAGTTTTTTCTTGTCTCCTTTGCTCTCAATAATAGTTTTGTATCTTCTCCAATACTGAGCAAAGTGCTTAAAGCTATAGTCTGCTGTTCCGGATATTATAGCTTGATTACCCATCTTGGTATTCAAAATCTCCAGGTCCTCATTCCAAACTCCTGCTTCTGTCATAGCTAGTTTTTTAGCTTGTTCTTTCACATTCTGTATAGGACTAGCACTTACTGCCGCGAATCCTGACACTACCGTTTCATAAATATCTGGAGATATAGAAGCAAACTCGTCAGCAATAATAATATGTGCTCTTAATCCTCTGATCTTGCTACCGTCACCCATAGGGATAGCAATTGTCCAACTATCTCCCAATCTCATAGTACATCTATCAACGTCTTTTCTTGGGCCATCGTCACTACCGGTAAATATGCTTCGTAAAATTGGACTAGTTCTCCAAATTGTTTCCATATATTCAAAAATAATCTTACTCTGTCTGAAAGCAGCACCAACAACAACTATTTTAGTACCAGGATAAAATGCGCATCTTAAAACACAATAAAGAGCTAAAAGGAAAGACTTACCCCAGCCACGACTAGCAATATACATGGGGAATGGACGTATCCAAAATTCTTGTAAAATAGCCATCTGGATAGGATGTAACTCGATATTAAAGAGAAGTTTACAAGTGGCTCCTATATATTTAGGATTCCTTAAAATTTTCATTAAGTGTAAATCAGGATTTTCAATATCCTTTTTACTTCTGTGGATCATTGGATTATTTGCCAGAACAACCTGAGATAAGTCGCCCAGTCCTAGCCAAGCATCTTCAAATATTTTTTTGTTTTTGGACTCTTTCAATGTAATGCACCTTTTTTAAGATATATTCAGCCATCTTCTCTGCATCAGATTGAGACCCACAAAATAATACTTTAATATTATGACTTAATTGAAGCTCTAAGATATGCTTAACAATAAAAGCTGGGGTTATTTTAACTTTATCCCAAAGTCTTCTGGGTAAATTAGAGCCTATTGGATAGTTAAGAACTTGTTCTAAATCAAACTCAAGAAGTAAAAAAGCATACTTATATTGACTCATTCTATCAACAACGTCTATGAATCTAGACTCTGTAATATTATTAGCAACTTCGGTTACGCTTTTCTTTCTTTCTATGCATATAACATCCTCTAGTCCTTCGATACTATAGTCTCCAGTATCTAACTTTCTACTGGCCGTAGTATAGTGTTCAAAGGACCAAGGTTGTTGTTCTCTCGTGTCTATTATTATGGTGAAATCATCGTGTTTAGTCATCTTCCCCCACAGGCAGATTAGCCCTTAGCTTGCGAGATCTGTTAATGGCTCTTTGAACCATAGCTTTGCCGACCATATCGATAAATGGCAATCCTCTCTTCTTAGCTTCGTCTCTTAGCCAAGATAGGATAGTTTCCATATTTTCTTCGCACCAATCCGGCCCCTTATCATTCATTTCTAGAGCATGACGGCGACAAGAACAGGTCGAAGAAGAGCTAATGCCAAGAGTTTTAATCATTCCTGTTAAAATAGATCCTGGACCATCTGGGTCTTGTTCAAGAGTTCTTGGGTACATGGCTTGCAGACTAGCTTGAATATCGTCTCCTAGTCTGGCCTTTAATGCTGCTTCTGCCTGTGCCTGAGTCCAATCTCCCATCACATCATACTGATCGCCTGTGAATAAATAAATATGGGCTGGAGTATTATCAATTCTTGCTACTACACTCTTTTCATGAGGAGTATCTATGTATGATATTTTTAGCTCATTTAAAACAATAGGTTCTGGAGTAACAACCTTGTTTGTACTATTGTCTGTATAAGGAGGAGGATTTAGAGTAATTGGTGAGTTTAGTGTAATCATGATTTTTTCCTTTTGTTATCTTGTGTGAATTTTTGAGCTACTAGAATCTGCAAAAATGAATAACTATAATCTTCTTCTTTACCTTTAATAAGGTCGTGATGTGCTTTGCACAAGGTAATTCCATTATTGACCTCAAATCTTAATCCTGGAAAATGTGCCCAAGTTTTGATATGGTGTGCGTTAAGTTTCTTTCTTGATTCGCAATTAGGCCATTGACATTTATGATTATCTCTTTCATAAACTGCTTTTCGCCATTTTTTATATTGAGGATCTCCAAAATTTCTAAACATTAGCTAATCCTGGCGGTGGACCTCCAAAAGAAGCGTTTAAATGTCTGGCTATTTGATTGGCCGATTCAAAATCTGAATACACCATATCAGAAACCAAATCTTTAAAAGATATTTCTGGTTCCCAGCCTAGTATATCTCTTGCTCTAGTAGAATCACCTTTAAGATAGTCTACTTCTGCTGGTCTATATAAGGAGGGATCTATTTCTAAATAGTCTTCGTAATTGAGATTAAATAATCCAAAACTAATCTCAAGAAACTCTTTTACTGTGTGTGTTGATCCTGTGGCTACAACAAAATCTTCTGGAGAATCCTGCTGAAGCATCATATGCATAGCTCGTACAAAATCCTTAGCATGTCCCCAGTCTCTATAAGCATAAATATTTCCTAATTTTAAAGGACGATAATGAGAGTCTCTTAAAAATCCATTAAGTAATTGTCCTATGTATTTAGTAATCTTTCGAGTAACAAAGTTTTCGCCCCTTCTTGGGCTCTCGTGGTTAAATAAAATCCCACAACAAGCATATAATCCATAACTCTCTCGATATATCTGAACCATTCTATGACTTGCTAGTTTTGCTACGGCATATGGACTTTGAGGAGCAAAAGGAGTATCTTCATTTTGATATTTTCCATCATTTCCAATAGTATAGTTTTCTCCAAACATTTCGCTTGTGCTAGCTTGGTAGAATCTGGTCTTAGGAGATCTAGCTTTGAGAGCTTCTAATAAGTTGATGACCCCAGTGGTATTAATTTCAAAAGTGGTGAAGGGTTGCTTGAAACTGGTACCCACATGGCTCTGGGCTGCTAGATTATAGAATTCATCTGGGGTATATTTTTCCAAAATCCTAGAACAGTCGCTTGGGTCAGTTATATCAAATTCTTCTAGTTTAAAGTTAGGATGTTCTAGTAGGTGTTGAATTCTCATAAAGCTATTGGTGCT